GTTTTTGAGAATATCAATAACAATTTCGCCGATGAGGTACAAATCTCTGAGGCCCGTTCATTCTATGCATACCAATGCCACAATGAAATGGTCCACGGGGAGACGTACTCTAAACTGATAGACAAATACATCAAAGATTCTACTGAGAAAAAACACCTCTTCGAGGCTATACAAACCGTCCCCTGTATTCAAAAAAAGGCCAACTGGGCCCTAAAATGGTTCGATACCAAGTCCCGAACCTTCGCCGAGCGCCTCTTCGCATTTGCCTGTGTAGAGGGAATCTTCTTTTCTGGGAGTTTCTGTGCCATCTACTGGCTCAAGAAACGGGGCCTAATGCCTGGCCTGTGCTTCTCGAATGAACTTATTTCTAGGGATGAGGGCCTCCACCAGGAGTTTGCTGTGGAACTTTTCAAACTTTTGAGAAACAAACCCTCCACTGAGGTTATTCACTCCATAGTTAGAGAGGCTGTGGAAATTGAAAAGGGGTTCATTTTGGATGCCCTTCCCTGTAACCTCATAGGAATGAACTCTGAGAAGATGTCCGAGTACATCGAGTATGTTTCGGATCGCCTTCTCAAGCAGATTGGACAGCCTACACTGTGGGGTTCTAAGAACCCCTTCGATTTTATGGAAAATATCAGCCTGGATGGAAAAACCAACTTCTTCGAGAAGAGGGTAGGAGACTATGGAAAGATGGATGACACCTCGGATGATATTGGGTTTGATGAAGAGTTTTAATCGTATAAAGCACCCTCCGAACTGATCGCCATAGGTTGAAGCTTGTACCCACTGGTAGTAACCTCAACTTTGGGTTCACTGAACTCTGGCTCGGCACTGGGGGTATCCACCATCTGTGGTGGTTCCGCGACCACCTTCTTCTCCCCCTTTTTACCATTTTTCTTAGAGCAACCACCTGAACTCTTTCTCACATTCATCATACCCCAAACGATGAGAGTGAAAACGACTGCGTGGACAATTAGACCCAATGTAGTTGGACAACCGGTTGGAGATGAGATCCGGGATCCCAAAACCTTTTTGACGAGAAGGAAGGTGCTTGGGTTCGCCACTATGAAAAATAGTAAACCGGAAATGATAGAGATTGTTAACTTCTCCTGCTGTTTTTTACCGTTGCAGCCGCAACCACAGTCTTTAAAGAGACCCATTATACTTTTGATATATGTCAACAAAAAAACTTACTTAAAGTCGAGCCTCCTACAATAAATATAACCAACCAACAATGTCGCTCTCTATTCAACAAATTTCCGATCTCTCCCCCGCTTCTGTGGGCTTCTCGAATCTCCGTAAGAACAAGAATGGCGGTAAAACCGTCTACCTAAACGCTGGCGGCAACAAAAAATGTTATCTTCAACTCCCCTTCATGCGATCCCCCTTCGGTCTCAGTGCCTTTACTGATGAGGGAACTGGGCGCACCACCTACTCCCTCGATCTCTCATTTGACCCCGATAACGAGCAGGCTATGGGGGTGCACAAGACGCTCTCCGAGCTCGACGACATCATCATCAACACCGTCGCCAAGAACTCTAAGGAGTGGCTCGGTAAGGAGTTCAACGTCGCAGTTCTCAAAGAGGCCCTCTACAAGCCAATGGTTCGTCCAGGTAAGGAGCAGTACCCCTCTACCATGAAGCTGAAGATTACGACCAAACCCGATGGCACCTTTGTCCCGGAGGCCTACACTATGCAGCGTGAGCCTACGACGGTCGACGCCATCGAGAAGGGTCAGAAGGTTATGTGTATCATCGACCTCAGCAGCATCTGGTTCATCGATAACAAGTTCGGTGTGACCATGAGGCTCAACCAATGCCTCTTGGAGCAGTCTACGAAGCTTCCGTCCTTCGCCTTCCAGGGCCTCGACCTCCCAGGCCCCGAGGAGGAGGTTGACGAGGAGGAGGAGGTTGATGAGGAGGTTGACGCGTAAGATTCCCTTTCAAAAAAAAAAACAAAAAATCCAATCCCTATTGGTAAGAAGAAAAAAACTTCTTACGAATAAGTAAGAATGTCCAACATAGAGAAAAATCTCATAAAGATTCTTCGGGGAAAAAAAGGGTGTTCACCCCGAAGTTATTTACCTTCAACCAAAAAGGTTGGATCTGGGGAGTATGGAAATGTATTCAAGGGGAACGTGAATGGAGAAGGTAAGAGATATGTAGCCTACAAGGAAATTAAGTTACCCGAAAATAATGTAACCCTAGCTGAATTGCAGAACTATATCAAACAAAATCCAGCTCGGATGGAATTCACCATTGCGAAAAAGTTGAAGGGCTTCGGTGTTCCAGAAAATTACATATACAAGAAGTGTGCTGATAAACTCATCATCTATATGGAGTATATTGATGGTGTAGAATTAAGAAACTGGTGGAATACCAACCCAACATTAGAACAACAAAAGTCTCTTATAGTTCAAATTATTTACAATCTCTACAGGATCCATAGAAAATATCCAAAATTCAGACACCATGATCTTCATGGAGGCAACATTTTGATAAAAAAGGTACCCGAAAAGAATATCAAAGTTGAGCTAAACAATAAAACGTATACAATTTCGAATGGTGGTATCGAGGCCGTGATGATTGATTTTGGATTTTCACTCTTCCCTCGTATAAAAAACCCTTTGATAAACGACAACTACTTCAAAAACATTGGAATTTCGAGAAACTCTCACAAACTATACGATGTACACCTTTTCTTAAACAGCCTTTACGGTATGACCACACGATCGAAAAACCCAGAAGTGAAGAATTTTATTAACTCCCTCCTACCACCCATGTATTTGGGTGCCAAAAGTACGGTTCTCAAAAAATTTAGATTGATTGGCACCGACCGTAAAAATATCGCTCACACCTTTTACCTACCGGGGTTTGAAAAGATTTTATCTAAACCCTTCCTCACTGGTGAAACCAAGGCTTTACCCCTACCAAAGCCGCGAAAATTTGTGCGACCCCAGATTGTTCCGAAAAAGAAATCTAAGACACCAATCAATAAGGCGGCTGCATATGCGAGGGCGGTGGCTGTTATGAAAAAACAACGGGAAGTCGCACCCCCCAAGCTAATCCCCCGCAGACAGAGATGATTAAAGTATGATCTTGAATGTGCGCGTAGTGCCCTCATCAACCTGAGAAAGTATCTTAAACTTTGGGGTCTTTAGGAGCTTCACCCCACCCTTAGTCACGAATGATTTCATCCGTTCAACTTCACCACGTGGCATTTTCCTGGTGTATTTGAGCGTGACATTCTTAGTTCCAATAGTAAAGACGGTTGAGGACATTTAACATTTACCAACAATAAAATGCTATTTACGAAACCACGGGTGGGTGAATTCGTAAGCAGGTGTACTGCTGAATGAAGTAATTGAAATTATAAACCACGGAGAACTTGAATGGAAAGTGCGAGAACTAGTGCATCGCCCATTGTTTTAATTGGTCTGAGCACCGAGATATGCTTCACGAGTGAGCGGTTCCAGGCTATGCGGAGAAAGAAGGTACTAATGAGGACGGTGAGCACAAACACTAAAAGTTCTGTGACTACCTCGGATCGCGTCTTAGATTTGGAGACTTCTTGAATCATTTATTAATAGTCTATATTTTTTTCTACCCTGAATATAAATGACGGTGCCATTAAGTGGGTCTGAACCTACTTTCACAACCCGTCGTTGGGGTACCGCGAAGGGTGTGGGAAATAACAACTGCTACGCCTATGCTGTCGGTGACTATGAAGCCTACCGTTGGCAGAAATCTATACCAGGGGATAGATCTGGGTTATCCAACGGAAACCATAATTATACTCACTGTACAGATTTACCGAAACGCGTTATTTCGGATAACCCCAAAAAGGTCTACAAGGTTAATGGTGACACGAAGTGTAAGAAGGGGTACTACAAGGTTATGATGTTTGTTTCACCTGGGAGGCCCACAAATTACATTCGTCAAGGTGATTTTCACTTTTACAAACAACACGGGGTTGTGGAATACAAGATAAAACCGGGTGATACTGTAAAGTCCGTGGCTAAATTCTTCAACATCCCAGAATCGAGGGTGAAGAGGGCTGGTAAATTTAAAGTGGGTAAGCGTATTGTATTCAAAGCAAATGTATTCAGTCACAAGCGTGGTTGGGCTACGGGTCCACTTCTGACTGATGCAAAGGGTAAGGTAATCAAAGATCCCCGCAAAGCTTCCAAGAACTATCCTGGGTTGAACTACGAGAAGTACTGTAGTTCATTCTGTGTCAAAAATTCCGGAATCAAAGTCGGAAAGACTCATCCCAAGGTCCGATAGAATGCTATCCAAATCCATTAAATTTTCGACACCATCGAAAGATAGGTCAAAAAGATCTACAACTTCCATCGTGGTATTTTCATTCAATGACACAGTATTTGACACTGCTGTATGATTGTTCTGTACTGTGACTGTAATTTTAAACTGTGAGGCATCAAACACTTTTCTACATACCGGGCATGTATTTTTACCTTTATTTTTCCATCCCTGTAGACAGTGGGAATGAAACATATGTCCGCAGCGCGTCGGGGGATTTGCCCGAGTCGACTTGACTTCATTCAGACATATGGAGCATGTTGACATTCTACAGTATGAGTTTAAAGTTTTTTTCTAAATTTAGCTCAGTTAGTAAATTTTCGATGCGTTGATCAGTGGTTTGTTGCAGTCATTGCAGTTCTTCTTTCCCTGTTCATCTTGAATTTTGGTGAGCATCTCTGGTCCAGACTTTTGGAGGAGTTGCCTGTAAGAATAATTATCCTCGAATGAGATGTTGTTTTGTTTCATCACATAGTTGTTGAGGAGTTGGGCTGACGTGTTTATTGTGAAGCATCGACCATCGGCCATGCCAAGTCGTTGAGACATCTTTTATTAAAATACACCTAGAAATTAATTTGTCTATTCGTTATTGTTCTCATCCAAGAATTAAACCCCTTCTCTCTCAGTAACCTCACAAATGGGTCACACCTGTACCCCAAGAAAATGTCAAATACATCCGTCTCAACAGTTGGAGAAACCCTAATTTTTGAATTTTCATTTATATGCTGGTTAATTATGTTGTATCCAAATGCAATCTCCTTTAGGGTCTCCGCCCCTGTAATTATAATCTTCCCTGTACTGAATATACTACACGTAATTTCCTTCATCTCTTGGGAAGGTTTGAATTTGATTTTGACCGCCGAATATCGGTCTGGTTCAAATGATACTTTGAAAATGTCATTATACTCTTCAAACCAATTAGAAACCTCTATGAGATTGATGTTATAGTTCAAACTGAAGTTTGAATTGATCATCACGACCCTGAAAGATTCCACGGGGATAGTGTTTGACATACCCAAAAAGGTTTTGAAAATGTGGGACAACTGTGTAATAATTCTTTTACAATCAAAGAGATCACAGCACCCAGCAACTTGGATACTCCCATTTGGAAAAACCTTTACAGATTTGGTACTGTAGGTGTCGTGGTAGGTGAGTGTAACCTGATTGTAAAATGTGGTCGGTTTCAACTTCCATTCAAAGCCCTCCATCTTCGATCCCTGCCTCTTCAGTTTATACGTACCAATTCGTTGAAAAGTTTCGCGCAATGTTTTAATGTCAATATCTTGTACAAAACTTGAAACCATCGTGATTGTAGTGATTTTCAACCACGAGGGTTTATACTCCTCCACAATTTCATTTCTGAAATCATCTATGGTGAGGAGATAGGAAAAACTATCGTTTGCGATTGAAGAGAACATACTTTCTGTAAAGTATTTAACCACTTAGGTGTTTAAAGACAATAAACATCTTTAAATTAAATGACCTCATTTATCAAGAACGCTAGACACATTCATGATATAGAGACTGACCTTTCGTACGTTGAAATACAGTACAAACGTTATGTAAAATCTTCACATGGGTATGTAACGTTCACAGATTATCTAAACACCGAGCCCATCGCTGATTGGGTATCCCTACAATCTAATACAAATTCTATTCGCTACGACAAGTTTTTGGATACGATGGTTTCTAAGACGGTCGAGGTTCTACAGAGGATGTCCGAGCTAATGATGGAAAATATCCTCGTATACGAACACTCTGACGAAACCTACATCCGTATTGTACACGCAATTAAAATTTTAGATCCGACATTTCAACCACCCCGTATAAATAAGGAGAGTACTTGGCAAGTGGAATTTATGAAAAATATATGTAGTACGATTATCGATGACGTCATTCAGAATTGTATAAACAAATCACGACTGATGCACTTTTTTAACGTTTTGAGTATAATAGAGCTACAGATACAATAAACAGGAAACACAAACAAGACGCGAACGCTGTGTTTCTTTCATCCTCTACTTTCTCCTCAATCTTAATCTCCGCCTTTTCAACCACCCCACAGTCAATATTTCTGCGTGGATGTATGGCTTCGAATGAATCGCCCGGTTCGGATTGAGATTCACATAGCCCAGTCGTACAATATACACTTTGTTTCTTTCCACAAGCTCCACGAACTGGGGTTACTTTCGCAAAATCTCTATGTTCACCCACCTGTCTAACACCTCCTGGAAGGGAGAAATCGTGTGTGACAAATGGATTTACATCGTCAATTGTATCTTGGTCACTGAGCATAAACTCACTCATTATACAACTACTTGAGATTATATTTTTTTGTAACCATCTTAGATTTATGTTCGTTCCACATTTGATCCAAATCTACATTCAACATGTGTGCGAGTTGAAACAAATAACTAAATACATCTCCCATTTCCATCATTACATCTGTCCCCCTCTCCTTTTTCAAATTCATTTTTTTGAATGTTTTCTTATGCTGCCTAATGGCTGATGCCAGTTCACCGACTTCCTCTGTTAAGAGGAGCCACACGGTATCAATAGCTGCTCGATCCCATCCCTTGGATCTACACACTTTTTCAGTTTCTAATTTATAGTAGTTGAGACTCATCACTTATCATACCTGAGACTCCAATCTTTAATTGATTCCAATTTTGTTATTGTAATCAATTTTTTTACCCACCGTACTCGTATTCAGGGGTTGATCAATGGGGGTGGTAACCGTATCAATGTCGCGATTGTAGGCGATGTATTGAGAAACACCAGTCTGGATCTGTGTAACCGATATGTTGATCACACGGGTGTTCATTAACTTAACCTGTTCGTTTACTCGAGTGTTATGATCACCAGAGTTGTTGATGAATACAGTGCGCATGATCGCGTAAAGGTCATCGGGGTTTTGGTAGTCTATAGCGATACCCGTTTTATTTTTGAATGTCTGACGAATCCCACGCTGGAGAAGATTTTTGTTGAAGTCTGAAAAAAAGAGGGTGTTTAGTGGAGTCTCACATTGCTTGAGGGAATCGAGGTGCAGATTATCACACATTTAATATAACACCCGAAAAAAAATTATCAGTAGATATTAAATGCTTAACTACGCTGACTTCAAAGAAGTCTACGCCAACAAACCAAAAAACAATGAAAAAATTACATGTAAACCCCCAGACTGCTTTGTTGGATCCTATGCCCCTGTAGCCAAAGCTGGTGAAACTGGTTCATTTTTCGTCAACACCTACCTTCTCCAACCCAACCGTAAAATGGAGGTTGCTGGACCAGTCCCCGTCCGGAGCAAGGATCTCGAGTGTGGGAAGTAGGTTAAAAATAAAAGTGGAATAAAAAGTATATGAGGGTCACTAAACGCTCAGGTCGTATTGAGGATATGAAGTTTGATAGCATCACCAATAGGATCAAGAACTTAACGTACGGACTTTCCGAAACTTGTGACTCCACAAAAGTTGCACAACAGGTATTCTCATCCCTCTACGATGGCATCACCACCCAAGAAATTGACACTCTCTCTGCTGAGATTTGCGTCGGCATGATCACCTCAGACCCAGACTATGAAACACTGGCCACCAGGATTATTGCCAGTAATATCCAGAAGGTTTGTCCAAACAATTTCCACATCGCCATGAAGAAACTCCAGAAGGCTGGGATTGTTACAGATGAAGTTGTAGACGTTGCCCTAAAGGTCAAAGATGATATCAAGACTGAGAGGGACTTTGACTTTGGGTACTTTGGTATCAAGACCCTAGAGAAAAGCTACCTCCAACGCCTAGAGGGAAAACTCACCGAAACCCCCCAATATATGTTTATGAGGGTCTCTATTGGTATTCATGGTACTGATGTTCCCGCCGTATTGGAGACCTACGACAAAATGTCCCAAGGCTACTTCATTCACGCCACCCCCACACTCTTCAATTCCGGGACACCCCGCCCACAAATGTCCTCGTGCTTCCTTATCGCCAACAAAGCAGACTCCATAGATGGCATCTACGGAACCCTCACAGAGTGTGCCCAAATCTCCAAATGGGCGGGGGGTATCGGGATGCATATCCATGACATTAGGGCCAATAAATCTCGCATCAGAGGGACCAACGGTCAGTCCGATGGTATCATCCCAATGCTCAGGGTTTTCAATGCCACCGCCCGATACGTGAACCAAGCTGGTCGCCGTAAGGGATCCATAGCCGTTTACCTAGAGCCATGGCACGCCGACATCCTAGACTTCCTAGAGATTCGCCTAAATCAAGGTGATGATGAAGCGAGGTGCCGGGACCTATTCTCGGCGCTATGGATTCCAGACCTCTTCATGAAGAGGGTAGAGGAAGGTGGAAAATGGTCCCTCTTCTGCCCCGATACCGCTAAGGGGCTCTCCGATGTCTATGGTGAGGAGTTTGAAGCTCTATACACCAAATACGAGGAGGAGGGTCTCGCCACCACCACAGTCCCAGCCACTGAGCTGTGGAAGGCGATTCTCAAATCCCAAACAGAGACTGGCACCCCCTACATGCTCTACAAGGATGCGTGCAACTCTAAGTCGAACCAAAAGAATTTGGGTGTCATCAAAAGCTCCAATCTGTGTACGGAGATTATAGAGTACACCGACAAAGATGAGACTTCGGTGTGTAACCTGGCCTCCATCGCCCTCCCCAAATATGTCAACAGGGAGACAAAGACATTCGATTACGCGAAACTCCACGAAGTCACGAAGACTGTAACGAAGAACCTGAATAGGGTCATAGACCGCAACTTTTACCCAGTGGAGACTGCGAGGAACTCAAACATGAAGCACCGCCCCATCGGTTTAGGTGTACAGGGTCTCGCCGACGTTTTCATCCTCTGTGGTCTCCCCTTCGATTGCTACGAATCCCGCCTCATGAATGTACACATTTTCGAGACCATGTATCACGCCGCACTGGAGGCAAGCTCTGAATTGGCTGAAATTGATGGTTCCTACGAGACCTTCGAGGGATCCCCAGCGTCCCAAGGTATTCTCCAGCAGGATATGTGGGAGGGTGGGGTTAGGATGAGTGGTATGTATGACTGGTCCGCTATGAGGGAGCGCGTAAAGACTAAGGGACTGCGGAACAGTCTCCTCATGGCCCCCATGCCCACAGCCTCGACGGCCCAAATTTTAGGGAATAACGAATGCTTCGAACCCTACACCACAAACATTTACCTGAGGCGTACCTTAGCCGGGGAGTTCGTCGTGGTCAACAAGCACCTAGTCAACCACCTCAAGGAGGCTGGTCTGTGGTCAAAGGAGATGAAGGACCTCATGGTTAAGGCTGGGGGCTCTATCCAAAATATTGTAGACATCCCCAAGGAAATTAAGGATCTTTACAAGACTGTGTGGGAAATCAGCCAAAAGTGTATCATCGACATGGCAGCCGACAGAGGACGATACATCGACCAATCCCAATCCATGAATCTCTTCATGGAGAGCCCGACGATGTCCAAGCTTTCCTCGATGCACATGTACGCATGGAAGTCTGGACTAAAGACTGGCATGTACTACCTACGATCAAAGGCAAAAGCTCGACCAATCCAGTTTAGCCTGGAACCAGATTGTGTGGCGTGTTCGGCTTAAAGTTTTGAACCCATAATCAAATAGAAACTCATGGATAAGGCAATCGAAAACCTCCAAATTAACGAATTCAATAATAGGAAGATTGTTCTAACTACCAAACAGGGGACACCTCTCCGCGTTCAATTCCCCCGGATGTATATGCCATTTGGTGTATCCGGCTTCACCCCAGAGGTTGGACCCACCAAGTACAACATCGACTTCGCAATCAAGGGATATGACGAGGAGGATAGTTACATGAAGAAATTCTATGATAGTGTTCGCAAACTTGAAGATAAAATCATTGATGCCGTCGTTGAACAAAGTGAAGCAATTTTTGGAACCCCTATGTCCAAAGAAGAACTCACCCCAATGTTCAACTCTAATGTGAAAGAATCTCCTGGTAGAGAACCCAAATTTCGTGTTAAAATTGACACCGATGTAGATGGAAACATCAAGCCGAGTGTATATGATGGAGACAAAAACCCCAAGAAGGACGAAGCGACAAACGGTCTATACGCAAGGAATTCAGGTCAAGCTATTGTGGAACTCAATAGCGTGTATTTCTTGAATAAGAAGTTTGGGTGTACGTGGAAAACATATCAACTTGTAGTCCATGAACCACAAAATCTCAAGGGATTTCAATTTATTATTTAATTAAAAATATTGTGGTGCTTGTTGTCTAGCTTGTGTGTAAAGACCTCCAAGGCGACCGAGATTGAGTTGCTGACCCCCAACCTTAACACTTGGGATGGGTCCAAACTGCCCAGCTGCAGCTCGGTTGGCGACAGCTAGAGCTTGGCGTGCGTTTATACCAGTCCTCATCTGTACCTGATTCGCAGCCCTTTGAATTAACTGTTGTGGTGGGCCGTATCGCGCGACCGCAGCCTGACCAAGTTGTCCCGCTGCCGCACGAAACGCGGGATTTTGTGACGCCTGCATCGCCATACCCGCACCTTGGCGTGCGAGTGACCCTAGTGCACTTCTTCTCCGAGTAGACATTTACTATTTACCCACATTTTTATTCAAAAGTAAGATGCTATATATTTTTTGAGCCTCCTTAAGAAGTTTACCCTGTACCCTGGTGAACCTCTTTGGGTCTAAACCCAATTTAACTTTGGCAATTTTTACTGAATCTTCCCACTTGGAGAGAGTCATTCTTACTTCTTACCTACAATTTTTTTGTAGGCCTTGGTGCCCTTCTTTGGGACGAGGCCGAATTCACCCTTCTTGGCCGCCTTCTTCTTGGCTGCTTCAATAAAAGCCTTGAACTTGGGGTTCTCCTTGAGGGATTTCTTAGCCGCCTTGCTCGCCGCCTTGGAGATGATGCGGCCATCCTTCATCTTGAGGTCCTTCTTGGAAAGACCACCGGAGGTCTCGTCAGCGTTACCGTGGAAAACTTCGGCTCGGGAACCAACAATCATTTATATTAAGCACGGAAAATTTTCTTGATGTCCAAAATTGAAATCTTGTGGTTTACCCGCTTCACGGGAATCTGGGTTTTAACCCTCTCATCGTTGAGAACCTCCGAACACACAATGGACTTGTGGCCCTGGAGGGCCATCATCTCTTCTTCGACACTCAAAAATGTCTCAGTCTCCCTGTAAATCATCTTCTTCACGTAGACCGCTTGGGTCTGACCCGTTCGATGAGACCGACCGATTGCCTGAAGCTCTGTCGCGGGGTTCCAAGCTGGGGCCATGATGTAGACCCTGGTAGCCTCTTGAATGTTGAGACCTTGACCACCAGACTTGATCTGGATGATGAAGACCGACCCCGGTGGTGCCCGCTTGAAATTAGCCAACTGGGTGCACCGGTCCTCCTTGGAGACGGACCCATCTATCCTGAATGTAGGGCATTCCAATTGACTTTGGATATAGTTCATTTCACCCACAAACTGACAGAAAATGAGAGTCTTCTCTTGGGGGTGCCCCCCAATCATCTCGAAGAGGGTCTCCATCTTGTGGGAACGCCCAACCCACTGCTCAGGCTTAGTCTCGTTCTTCTTCGCAACCCCATCAAGGTACATCTGGGGCCAGATCATACATTGTCGCGCACGGAGAAGGCACTCCAAAATGACCATGTTCTTGTAGTTGAGACTGGTTGCCGCCTTGAAGGTGTCCTTGATCGTATCTTGGGCCTCCTTGAAGACAAACTCATACATATCCCTCTCGTCTGGGTACATATCCAGTTCCACATTCTCAAAGTAGCACGGAGGGAGGCTGAGACGTTCGTTGATCTTAGCCAGGTCATCCTTCGTGCGACGGAGAATGTAGATGTCCTTGATCTTCTTGGTCATCCCCTGCACGAGGGACTTCTCGATGCCGAGGAACCGGCAAAGGGTCACAAAGTCATCCATTGAGTTGAAGACTGGGGTACCAGTGACAATCCACTTGATACCAGATTGGAGTCGACAGACACTCTTGGAGATCTTTGAAGACTTGTTCCGAATTTCGTGGGCCTCATCCAACACCACCCGATCCCATTGAACCCCATGGAGGGGGGTCACCGCCTCAGGCTTCCCACCCTTCACACTCAACAAAGAATAGGGTGCGATCGTAACATCGTGGTCCCCAAGCTTTCGTCCAGGTCCATCGAAAACCCCCACCGTTAGGGTCGGTGCAAACTTCGCAATCTCTTCAACCCACTGGGTGATGATAGACTTGGGCACTATGAGGAGCGTACGCTTTTGGGGGTTACCCAACATCGTCGCGATCAACTGTATCGTCTTCCCGAGGCCCATCTCGTCACAGAGAAACCCACCCTTGGGTCCCGACTGCTGTCGTTCCATTGTAAGCATCCAGAGAACACCTTCGCGTTGGTACGGGGCGAAGAGCCGACCATTTAGGGTGTTCTTAGCATGCGTGTATTGTTCTTCAATCGTCATGGTTTTGGTTCGATTTCTTAAATGGGTGGGTCACTTAGGTAATTTTTATTTAAATATTTGTAAATAATATGTCTAAAATAGGGAGTGGTTATTATGGTACAGTCTATCGAACCGGACCTAATTCCGCTGTAAAGATTACGAAAGATAAAACGTCACATATGGAATATAAAATCGCCAATCTTCTAAAAGATTTTAACGTTCCCAGAGTGTATGGATACAAAACCTGTAAAGAGAATGTATGTAAATATTCATTACATTACGAGTATATCAAGGGTAAACGTATGGATAAATGGTTAAAAACAAAACCAAATTTACAGAAAAGAAAATCTATTTTGTTTCAAGTTATATATAATTTATATAAAATACATAAAAAGTATCCGAGATTTAGACATAACGATTGTCAGTTAGGGAACATCATAATTAGACGTGTACCTGTCAGAAATATTGTAGCCAAGTTAAAGTCTGATACACTCGAGATTTCAAATCAAGGGGTTGAACCCGTATTTATAGATTTTGGTCACTCTTTATTCCCAGGTATTAAAAGCCCTCTAGAAGGAGGTTCCGATTTTAAAATATTTAACATTCGACGTAACTCACACAAAATGTCGGATGTACAACACTTTTTATATTCATTTTACAAAAAAAATGATACTACAATCAATAATTACATCAAACGATTATTACCTATAGAATACTTGAAAGAATCAAAATTTGTTAAATATGGTAGAATATGTAAGAGTGTTAATCATGATCGCATACCCAGTTTCGAAACAATGTTAACGAAGTTAGCTACTCTTTAATCTTCGATATAAACATCTTCATCTGTAAGTGGTTCAATCTCACAGGGAGGTGGAGGTTCAGGTTCCTTTTTCTTCCGGGTCTTCTTCAAGTTAGGTTGTGGAAGTTCATCTAGGTGTTCTCTAAAGTACAGGACTTTGTCCCAAAATTCCCTCATCACTGGGAGGTAGGTTTTCCACCACTCTCGGTCACGGGGAACATTGACAACGTCAAATTCCTCTGGTCTCGGCCAATTAGTCTCTGCTGGTTTGTATTGAATGAAGTCGGCAGATTCCAAGTCTAAGATCTCCATACACAACTGAAGCTGGGGCATATAGTGCTCGGGGACCTCCCCAGGGATGATTTTTCTTTGGGGTGGACACTTAATCTCCACCAGTTTACCAGATTCAGTTACACCATCAGGACTTCCGCCTAACCAGTCTTCAACTGGGTGAGGGCATAGACCAAGTTCGTGTACAACCTCCCCATGCCTCTCTTCATAGAGGATCCTCGCCTCATCTTCGTAAAGTTCACCATGCCTGGTGGCTGCATTCCCCGTGAACTTCTCACCGAGACCACATTTTTTGAGAAGAAGTGCATCGGGAGTTTCATATTTATTTTTACCAATGGCGGTGGCGGCATCTGAGGCGGTTAACATCTTACCGCGGAGAGCCAACCATTCTTCAGACTTCTGGGCCGCATACTCTCGTTCTAAAGCAGCTTTAACATTGGGATGCATATTAAATATCTATGGGCTATTACTTTTAAGTTCCTCTTGTTTCTTAAGCTCGTGGGTTACCTGAAAAAACATACGAGCAGCATTCTGCTCAGCTTGTTTTTTACTCTTCGCGATACCTCTACTCATACACGCGTTCTGAATGTAGATGTCTATGTAGAAGAGACCCTCGTATTGACCGACCACCCGGTACTCTGGAAGTTCCATATTATTGACCTGACAGTACTTCATCAGGTGATCCTTAAAGTTATCGTCAATCATAATGATATTCAAATCAACAATATTGGGATCTGTGAATATTCTCAATACAAACTCCTTCGCGTGGATCAGACCAATGTCCATATAGATGGCCCCAATGAGGGCTTCGAAGGCATCTTCGAGAATCTTGGGGTTATTGTTCCATCCGTTACGCATTCCCTTCTCGTCCATGATGATATAGTTCTGAAGTCCTAGTTGATTTGCGATGTGTGCCAGAGTCTCACCACGAACAAGCTTGGTACGAGCCTTCGTGAGGAAACCTTCTTGACGACTCTCGTACCGATCGAAAAGAAACTTGGTAATAACGAAACCTAGGACAGAGTCACCAATAAATTCCAAAGTCTCGAAGGACTCTGTAAATTGTGCATACTCTTTGAGAGCGGATTTATGGGTAAAAGCCTTTTGGTACAAATCAAGGTTTTTGATCTTTGTACCAACAAGTTGTTCGATTTGAGTTTTTTCAACAAACATTCTTACTATAAGGATGTGTTATTTTTTTAAGCCTTTTCCTTCTTCACGTAGTGGGGGGAGAGAAACTTTTGGAGGTTAAGGTAGGTCACCTGAACGTCAGCGGGGGGTGCGAGTAGGGCACGGAGTGTATCGTCAAGGATAATCTGACGGCCGTTCTCGGGGTGCTTAAGACCCTTCTCTGTGATGTACTTGTTGATGAACTTGGTCACCTCAGAACGAGAGATGAGCTCGCCTTCTGGAAGAGCCAGAAACTCCCTCAACTTAGGTGTAATTTCCTGCTTTCGGTTGAAGCCGTTGTTCTCAGACCGCTTCTTGGCCTTCTCACCATCCGGATCTTCTTGGGTGTTCTTGATCTTACGAACAAGCTTAGTGAGAGTCTTGATTTCGTTACGGATAGCAGTAAGTTCAGTTTGGATGGTGGAGTCGAGAGACATTATATTTATCTTAGCGACGAAACCTTTAAGTCTATTCACAGCACGAGTAATTAATATGTTTCTTTATAATAATGGACGAGAAGATTTACTCGAAGTCAATCATCGATAAGTATATCAAGACAAATTTACTATTCGATGATGTCAAGTTGAAAAAATACTATGACAGAAATGAACAGCGGGATTTAAAAAAATTCAGGGAACGTGTTCACAATAAATACCCAACCAAAGACTTTGATAAAATTATATATGCACTGGTCACAGACTCCATTCGCGACATTATACTCGAGACGATCAGTAAAGTCAACGATGTCATGAAGTCTATGGGTGATTTGATCATCAGTGGTGGTGAAGCGTATAATATGTACGTACCTTACGAGGACCGCGTAGTCACAACTGACATCGACGCCAAGTTTGTTCCCCGCATGAAAATGGATTCCGAGTACTACGGAAAACTTCAGGTAGTCAAACTTGTATTGTGGGATAAACTTGGTGAGCTTGCACAATCACTGAACACACGAATCAAACGTCGGTTATTGACCATGATCAAGAAAAGTCCCAAAATTTTCAAATTTCTGGGTTTGGGATTCAAACAAACCGGGCCCTATGTAACCCGACGATACAACTTATTCAAAAAGAAAAAGGTGGGAAAAAACAAAGAACCCAAAAGGGGGGATGTATTCATAGATGTAGAATTGTTTGCACTCGATATGAATATTCGTGCATTCTCACCCAAAAGTGGTCGCGTAGAGGACTTCACTGTTGGTGGAATTCTCGACATTCCATTTATGCGTCCAGAAGAGTTTGGATACAGTGTTTCCGTGTCAAAGCGGAAGGGTGTCACATACAGAAATGTAGAAACAAACAAACTCATAGTGAATAATGACATATTCATAGCTGGTAGAGACTTTTTGATAGAAGATATCTACCTCATGCATAAACTCAATCTCCGTCCAGAGAAAAAAGATAAAGATCGTCAGCGTCTCCTAAAACTTATAAAACTGATTGACACGAAACTAAATTTAAACACCTCTATAGATGCTGCGTTTAAACATATTCAGGGAAAACTCACGAAACGATCTCCAACACGCAAAGTGTATAGAAATGTATCTATGAACAGAGCTTCTCGTATAGATCCACAAAAGTATTCTAAATTTACGACCAAACCACGAGTAGATCGTCTATCTAAACAATTTGTATATGGTTTGAATCCTGTCTTAAATAATACAAATGTACCGGGTTACACGGCGACGAGTGGTAACAAACGGTTTGATTTAAATACCCTAAAGTGGAAGACGAATACAAACAACTCATACGTGAAGAATGAATATAAACTCAGACCAAATAATGCCCAGAAACTCCCAGCTAACATCAACAAATTGAAAACGTTATACGGATATAAACCAAGTAGAAATAAATGGGTTCCCAGGTCAGTTTTAGAGAAAGCTGCGGCTATACCTTACATTGGTTTAAAGAAATGAGACACAATCCAAGTATAACATGTTATACAATCCCCCAGTAAAGGGTGAAGATGGTCTCTATTTTGTCAAGGCGTTGACTGACGAAAAGCGTAAGTGCCTCGTACAGGTCAACGGCGTTAAGGTTGTGGATGTATCAGGCGAGTTTGTTTTCGACCTCTCCTCCAATGATAATGTTGAGAAGGTGGTTGAAATTGACACCGGCAATCTCAAAGCAGCTGTTGAGAATTGTGAGACCTGGTTCAACCGAAAATTATCAGAGAACGTAATTACAACGGCATACACATCCAGTCACGTTAGTCAGGAGATCACAGGCGACCTCCTCGACGTGACCAGGGTGTATAATTCCAAGCAGGAAGTTGTCGACACCGAATCGGTACAACCAGGGAAGGTCTGTGATGTCATTCTCGAATTCGCCGGACTTTGGTTCGCCAAGAAAAATTTCGGTCCATCTTGGAATGTTGTTCAGATGAGGGTTCACGATGACCCGATCATGGATACATACCCAGAGGGATATGCATTTGTCGATACCCAAGATCAGTAGAAAAAAAATTGTTAATGATATATAAAAGAAGACGATGGTTAAGGCCAACAATTTAAAGAAAATGAAACCCATCCTAATCGCAGTCGCCGCTGTGGTCGTGGTGTACCTGTTATTCCAGTCCATGGAAAAGTCTGGTTACACCACCAAGGAGTACACAGCGCTTTCTCCCTCCCCATCTCCAGGTCCAGCGGTCGCCCCATCCAACGGAAAGTGTGCGGGCATGAACAAGGGTACAGGTTTGGCGTCCTCTCTCCTCCCCCGCGAAGTTGCGACAGAGGAGGACTTTGGTCAGTTTGCCCCAGAGGACATCCTCAAGGGACAGAACTTCCTTGAGCCCCGTCAACAGGTTGGTTTCCCAGAGACCATCGGTGGCAACCTCCGCAACGCCAACCAACAGATCCGAGCCGATCCCCCCAACCCCAAGGACCCCTTCGTTTGGAACAACTCTACAATTGTCCCCGACACAATGCAGCGTGGTTTATGCGCTTAAAGATTAGGTGGTAGACGTATGTAACAATGACCTCTGTCCCTAGTGAACTTTCGGAGAGCGTTTCAAAGCTCGTCGACCTTACAAAACAACTTTCAGAAGCAAAAGCTGATATCAAGATTCTAAACCAGGAAGAGAAGCGCCTCAAAGAAGCTGTGAAGAGGCATATGGTTGGTCAGGGTATTGATACCATTAACCTCAGAAAAGGTAAGATTAGTATACGTAAAAGTGTCAGAAAATCTGGTATGAGTAAGGATGCAATCAAGGATGGACTTATGAAGTTTTTTGCGGGAGACGAAGCAAAGGTCGAAGGAGCCCTAAATGCCATCCAGGATGGACTTAAAGTAACCGAATCTACCTCAATTTCATTAACCGGTATAAAGGAAAAGCCCGAAAAAGAAGATAAGTAGAACCAATGGTTTGGAGCCAATATGTATACGAAGCAACCACTGGCTTAGATACCTATGCCAGTGATGACGAAGAAATTAATGATGACACTCCTCTGAATATGCATGACTGGGAAGTCAAATACTCAGATGAACTCACAATGTTCTGGAATATGACCAGAACCTTACTCGAAGACGCCAGTATCACCTACTCAGGGGATTACTGGGATTTTGTAGAATTTTGTTTTACGGAACACGACGGTACTATGACGCGGGTGACCTGGGAATACCAGGAACAGACCATATGGTTTGAAGAACGTCTTAGTCACATTTGGAGGAACCTCAGACGAAGTGTGATGGAAAATGGACTCTATGAGGAAATGCTCAGGGGTGCAAATGTATACGATTTCATGGACTTTGCAAAAAATAGTATCGGTGTATATTAAATGTTTCTCAAAGACCTCACAGCTAACAAAGTTTTTATCCCAGCGGCGCTTTTTATGGCGCTCAGTCCAGGTGTTCTTCTAACCACGGACGGTACAAAAATATCATACAAAAACGGAAAGACCGACCAAATGTCCGTTTTAGTACACGCTCTCGTGTTCTTAATAGTTTACAGTCTCATCGCCAAGGCGATGGGCCTCGTCCTCACCAAAGCAGATCTGATCGTGACTGCGACATTGTTTGTTATTCTCAGCCCCGGCTTGCTCTTAACCCTCCCACCTGGGTCGGGTGGTGTGTTCCGTTCAGGTCAAACCAGCATGCTGTCAGTAGTATTGCATTCAATCGTTCTTGCGGTCCTTTTTGCGATTTTACGACGTCAATATCCTCAGTTCTATTAAATAAGAGAATGAGGTATCTGGTTATAGGACCCGCAGCGATGGGTATATTCTCGTTGATAGGTTGTCTAAAAACAATGGAGAGTGAATTGACAGGTGTTGAAGAAATTTCGGGATCCTCCGCGGGTGCGATTATCACATTATTTATGGCACTCGGTATGTCCGTAGACGAAATATTTAAACTTACACTATCTATAGATGTTACCAAATTGATGAAAGTAAAAATCACATCTTTTTATAATAATTTTGGTTTTGTAGATATGGAACCAATCCGAAAAAAACTAGTCGAGATGTGTAAATGTGACCCAACATTTAAAGATATTGATATGAAAATCTATATATCAGCCTTTTGCTTGAATACATCTGAAACAGTATACTTTTCTAAAGATACACACCCAGATATGAAAGTCATAGATGCTGTATGTATGAGCATGGCTGTACCTGTTATATTTTCATGTGGAAAGTATAACGGAAATACATATGTCGATGGGGGAACGATTGAACAATATCCATTGAGTCCATTCTTAGATAAAAAGGCACATGAAATTACATGTTTGAAAATAAAATCAGATGTAATTTTTAAAGAAAATATAAACAACCCAAAAGATTTTATAGAAACGCTGGTGTTGTCAACACTATGTCTTAGATCTAGTTATGATAAACCTATAAACATTATAGAAATAAATGTAAAAAACACAAACGTATTTGATTTCAATATGACGTACGAGGAAAAAATAAGATTATTTAACATGGGATATTTGAATTAATTCTTTTTTTTGTTAGTTTAAGATATATGATAGATGCATGTGATCCCGACGCGGATATACAGCTACTGAAAAAGCTAGTAAAGCTTAATACAGGAGAAAACCTTACACTAACAAGAGAACAGATTTGTCAAGCATATGACGATATTCAGGATGGGAAGTTACCACTACCACCAATGATTATGAGTTCTAACAGAACATATTTGGTTGACAAGAAGTCACCTCTCAAAGTTCAAGACTATGATATACTCTTCAGTTCAACGAGTAAACGTAAAGATCTTAGAAGGATTGCGTATAAAGTTGGTCTCAAGCGTTTGGATCAAATGACCAAAATACAGGTTATTGACGCAATTGGAAAACGTTTAAGGTATATGAAAATTCATGAACCCGTGAAGATTGGTAGGAAACAAAAAGTGGAAAAGGGTTTCAGCAACACAGCAGTGAACAACGCAGCAGTGAACAACACAGTAGTGAACAACGCAGCAGTAAACAACACAGCAGTGAACAACGCAGCAGTGAACAACGCAGCAGTGAACAACGCAGCAGTGAACAACAATTCAACGATGAACAAAACAAATAACATCAATTCGGCGATGAAAAAGACAAATAATATCAATTCGGCGATGAAAAAGACAAATAATATCAATTCGGCGATGAGAAAAACAAATAACACCAACTCCAGAAATATAAGAAAACCCAATTTTCCAAAAAGTATAAAAATGTCCCAACCAAGTTTTTTAAGAAGAAACAATCAACCCCGGAAAACTATATTTCCCACTAGCATATATGGAAACAGATCTCTTCGACCTCGACCTCGACCCCAACCTGAACGACCAAAGTTTTTAGGTGGTGGCGTTGTAAACAATAGATCATTTGTTCCAAGTTCCACGTTTTATGGAGATGAGCCTGGTTATGTATTTCGTAGGGGTAGTAGAGGTATGGGATACTATAAGGAACCGATGCTCGGAAGACGTAATAGGAATTTTATAAAAGGACGGAGCGTTGCCGACTGTCCACCCGGGTTCTTTTTTGGGACCAACAACAAAATGGGAACGGGGTGCATTAGAAATAAGCGTGAAACCCCATTTATTGGACCCCAACCCCAACCCCAACCCCAACCCCAACCCCAACCCCAACCCCAACCCCAACCCCAACCAACCGAGCGTCGGGGTTGGTTTGGTGGATTCTTTGGGGGAAGGAGTAAGAAACCCAACAAGCCCAACGTCCCCAACAAACCCAATGGTTCCAACAAGCCCAATGGATCCAACAAGCCCAACGTCCCCAACAAACCCAATGGATCCAACAAGCCCAATGGATCCAACAAACCCAATGGATCCAACAAACCGGTCAATAACAAGCCCAACGGATCCAATAAGCCCAAACCAGTTGAACGTCGGGGGTGGTTCGGTGGATTATTTGGGGGAGGTAACAAGCCCAACGTCCCTAACAAGCCCAACGTCCCTAACAAGCCCAATGGATCAAACACACCCACACCTACGGTTGTAGATATACTACCCAATAAACCGATTGTAACCCCGGTAAATATGTCGGCCGTTAAAAATCAATTTAGAACAGATCTCAAAGAATTGGGAAAACTCGATAATGCGGAAATAAACATGTACGTTACTCAATTATCTTCCCCAGATGATCGTAACACAATTTTTGCTTCCGCGAGAAACAGATCTGTCGCGAAACGTCAAGCAGAAATAAACAACGCAGAAAGGAGAGCTCAAAATGCGAGATCTGAAGAAGAACGGAAAATAGCTCTAGAAAAACAAGAAGAGCTTAGAAGGGAAGAACTTGCAGCTAAACAACGAGCCCAGGAAAATCAAAATCGCTTTGATGAAGAAGAACGTAAAAGTGAACTAAAAAAGAAAGAAGCTGCCCTATTTGCGGCGAAAGCTGCGCTAGCCACACAATTAATGTCTCTAGAAAAATTGACAAAAACTGATCGAAAATTATTCATGTCCAAGGTACGAGATTCATCTAACATAGATGACGTATACAAACAAGCCAGTAACAAAAATCAAGAGTACTATGCGAATGAAGCGGCCAAAGCCCAAGCTAAAATAAATAAAGCAGCAAATAAACAAGCTCGTGAAAACGCGCAAGCGGAACAATTGAGAATCAAAAAGGAACAGCAAGCAGCCGCCATTGCGGCGGAGAAAGAAGAAAAACGTTTACGGAACAAAGAAATTGCCAACAAGAAAGCAAACGCAGTAGCCGCAGAAAAAAAGCGTCTCCTCAATATCAAAGCGAGGGAAAAACAGATCAAAGAAGCCAAACGTTCATTTGCGCGAAATTTGGCACCCCTGACATTAACAGACATGGAAAAGAAGGGATTTTTAAACAGAGTCGTAAAGCTGGAAGACATTGACAATATTTTCGAAGAGGCTCGTGTACTAAGCCGGAAAAAACACAATCAAAAGATGGCTAATTTGAATGCGGCCGAGAAAGAAAAGGAGCGTTTAGCAGAAGAAAAAAGAAGGAAGAATGCGGAAGAAGCACAAAAGCGCCAAAAGGAGGCAGAAGAACGGAAAAAACAAAAGGAACTGAAGAAAAAGGAGGACGAGGAACTAGCGGCACAGAAAAAGAAAGAAAAGGAAGAAAAGGAAGAACGGAGAATTAAAAGGCTCGTCATTGTAGGCATTCTAGATGACGTAGATGGAAAACCACCAGTTCCCGTTGAAAAGGCAACCCGTGATAACCTACTTCAGCGCTTTGATGCCATTGAAAATATGAAAAATGATAATGTGATTCGTGTTTTCCAAAGGGCGAAAAGTGCTTCGAAAAAGATTAAGAATAGGGTGGCTGGAAATACTTTGAAAGTCGAAAAGAATCGTCTTCGGGGTATAGCGAATAAGGGTGGAGTAAATTTCACCAGAAATATAAACACCTTGACAAATGTAACCAGAGTTGATGCCGTGGAAATGAAAATAAAGAAAGCTATAAACAGTAAGAACTCTGCCAAGGCTGCGGCGAACAAGGCTGTCGCGAACAGGGCTGCGGCAAACAAGGCCGCCGCCAACAAGGCTGCCGCAAACAAGGCCGCCGCCAACAAGGCCGCCGCCAACAAGGCCGCATCCGATGCGGAAGCTGCGGCTGCGTCTAAGAATCTCGTGAATAAAGCTATAAAAAAAGTAACATCCGTAGATGAAAAAAAGAAAGAAGTCACAAGTAAAGCTAGACAAATTATCGGTGGATCTTTTATTGGTGCGTGGGGTGGGGAAATAAGAAAAGCTGACACGATAGAAAAATTAAATGAAATTGATTCTAAACTAAACAAGAGGCGGACATTTATCAATAAAGTTGAACGTAATATACGCGATTACGGATCAATTAAGCGTTTTGGTCAGGAGAAAGTATTAGAAACAAAATTAAAAAACAGCATCAAACGTGACGCAAAGAAGTTTGCCAAATCTCTCACCAATTTGGAAGCTCGTTACACTGCGGTCCCACGCTACAAAGCACTGGCCAATATAATTGATAAAGATCCGATTTTGAAGAGGAGTTTCACCGATGTATTCTACAACATAAATAGTATCGAGAAATTGAACAATCTTGAAAAGAAAATTAATAAATTAAAACAAGGAAAATCGAGAGCGGCAAATAATGCCGTAACTGGAAAAGGGCTCAAGGAAAATCCATTGTTTGTAGGTAAATCTACAAATGTGGTGACGGATATGGGAGATCCTGGTAAGGTTCGTGGTAACCCACTTTTTAATAATAGCATGAGTAATCGTAATCGAATACAATTACGACAAAATAAGGCAACTGCTACAGCAACTGCGCGAGCGTTGGGGCGTACTAATATGGGTAAGTCTAGAAACAGACTGAATCAAATCAGAAAGGCGAAAACGAGTGCTAACGTAAAAGCTATACAGAAACAGATGGTACAAAATTTAAGACCTGGTAGGAATGGGCCCCCCTCAAAAAAACCCAACGCGGTGTCGCAGATCATGTCCAATAAGCAGCGAGGCTATGAGGCTGAGCGAGATAAACAAAAAGCTATACGTGAAGCACAAGTCCCAGTGACCAATGCCAATAGACGTAGTGCTATCTCATTTGTAAATAAGTTACGTTCTAAGTTACCACCGGGACGTGATGCGGTTTTCAAGGGACAAATTAAGCGCGCAGAAACTAAAGCATCTCTAAACGCTATCAAAGTACGAGCCGAAAAAGAAAGTAAGAAACCTAAGTAATGGTAGGAAATAAGTAAACGAATACAATGGACTACGACGAGTGCACCGTTATGACTGAAATGCCCCTCGGTGATGAAGTTGTGGATTTCATTGAGAAGGGTCTCCACCGAGACATGACCGACAAGGATGTGACTGAATGGTGTGATGACAATTTGGAGGAGGTTGCTAAAATATATGAGAAGTACAGAGGTACCTACTTGTCATATAGAGATGCAGAGATGACTTTGTTTTTTACCCAAACGGTGTATTGGAGAGATGATTATGCAGATATGATTAGAACTTTTGTAGTGTGTAATTAATCAACTTCTTCAATTGTTGGACCCCCCGGTGGTGACGGTTTCTCTGCCTCAGCCTCAGCCCCAGCGTTCATGAAAGGTGCGAGCACCTGTGTGAACTCCTGTTGCTTGTGTTCAATTTCGTCGATTTCCGCGGTTCGGTTGCTATCGATCCAAGTAATCATTTCGTTGATTTTTTCGTCCAATGTGGACTTGTCTTCCTCTGGTAGAGATTCAGCCGTCGTTCGAGCACCATACACCATGGCTTCGAAGTTGTTCATCGTTTGAACTTTCTTTTCGTAGGCTTCATCTTCCTCCCTATATTTTTCCGCATCTTGGACCATCTTCTCAATTTCTTCCTTAGATAGACGACCCTTGTCGTTGGTGATGACAATCTTTTCGGAATTACCCGAAGCTTTGTCTTCCGCTGTCACGTTTAAAATACCATTCGCATCGATATCGAAACGGACATTGATTTGTGGGACACCCCGTGGAGCTGGAGGGATTCCCTTCAGTTCGAAGGTCCCGAGGAGGTGGTTATCTTTGGCTCGAGAACGCTCACCCTCGTAGACTTGGATGAGGACACCTGGTTGGTTGTCAGAGTAGGTTGAAAACACCCGTTCCTTTTTG